AGAACCTTTCGACTAAAATCTCAGGTTGGGGAAGTGCCGACCTACTCGGTTAGAAGTAGGACTGCAGTTGCTCGATGACGAGGGAGATGTTGGCGTCAGCCAGCACCTTCTCGGTGTACTTCCGCAGGTCCTTACGGTCCTGCAGGGTACCGCGCTCGGGAAGCATCAATTCGACGTTCGCCCGCGCAATGTAGGCGATCGTCGGCGGCGGCGTATAGCCGGCGCTAGTGTTTCCGAGAGTTTCGAGCTTCGGGGTGTGAATCCCGATCTTCGCCCGCGACATACGTTCGCGACTCGTCTGGCCAGGCGCCGGATTGCGTGGTCGCTTCAGTTCAACACTGATGCGGTTCCACCCAATCTCGGCGCTGCCGGCAGACTGGTCTTCGAACCACCAGACTCCATTGGAGTCGGGGCCGAGCGGGATGAAAGTGTGGTTCACAGGGGTCGCCTGTGCGTCAGCCAAGACGATATTGGCAACAGCGGGCATAGAGGGTTCTCTTTCCACATAAAGGGTTGAAGTATAGATACGGTCAACACCGGCCTGTTACAACAGGTACGGACCGACTACGCACTAGAATTTAATCTAGAAGATGGAAGACCGATGCTGTCCCTTAGGGACGCGCTTCGATATCCCTCCTTGCCAGATTAGTGACGCGGCACTAGCAAGCCGCTGCCAGCCTAACTCTACGTCAAACTTCGGCGGGTAGGGTAGCACAACGTTCGTGAGAACGCTGCGCTTCTTGCCTGAGTCGAGTTTTACCCCATACAAACGGTATTCCGCAAGTCTGTTAGCGCCGTATTTCTTATCGGCAGTAACAGTTAGCGTCACACCTGCTTTGTAAGTAAGGGTTTTATACCCGATGACGAAGTTATCCTTGTAGAGGAAGGCTGACTCCATGTTACGGAGATACGATCCAACGTCGAAGACCCAGTCTGCGACGAAGGAGTACGGTGTCAGTTCCCATGCTATGGAAACTGGATTAAGGGACGTCCAATCCCCCACCCTCTGTAACACGGTATCATTAATCGCGAGAACGTACACAATCTCACAACGGCGCGACGACCATTCTGTCCCCACCACGGGGACTGGTCCTGTGCCGAAGTCGACTGTGTTCGCGACTTGCAGTACATTAAGTTGCTTTGAACGCTTCTTAATACGCATCAGCGTTTGCCCACTGCGCTTGACATTGTCAGCCGCAGTGTATATATCGCTGATGATGGGACGAATCCCGTACTGCCAAGTGAGCCATGCTTCGGATGATAAGTCCGGAACATTGGTGAAGACTCGCTTGCCATACGTCCTCTTGAAGTCGAGGACGCGACCTACCAGTTTGGTGAGTTGCCGACGCAGACCTACGGTCTGCCCAGCTTCCGCCAACGTTACAGCCAGATCAACGCCACCGCGAACGGCTTCGTTTACCTTGCTTAGGCATTGGTTTTCCAAGTCCGCCATGGAAGCGAACCCCACGGGGACCTTATACGTGTGGTTAAACGCATAAGGTTGTGGTCCGGTAGTTTCAGTGGAGTCAAGACCGCTTAACGCATAGTCCTTGACACGGCCACGCCAATTCGAGGACCCAACGAACTTTGAATATTCGTGTGGGTGGATTTGATCCTTCCTCGGAGGTCGGCTGACCGTATCTTGGACAACGTAGAGCAGCTTAGACCCGTACTGCTGACGAGTTTGCGTTGTAGAGATGGCGCCGTTCGAAAACGTCGTTGTTCTCCGCCACGCTAATAGATCAGCAGATGAGGTCTGCACACATAACTCCTTTTAACATTTGCATACGCGCTGGCGTCACAACCAGCACTTGCGTTACAGGCCCCTGAAAAGGCCGATACTGGCGACTAAGCCGAAAAGACTTGCCAGATCGCTTCAAAAATGAACCTCAACACGAAGTCGAGGAACACGATGAATAGATCTTGTTCGTCCATGGCTGTCCTTCCAGTATAGAGCAGAACCCCCGTTTTGGCGGGCTCCAACTTCAGTCGAAAACGCGTTGCGTTACGACTGTCCGCCCATTGCGGATATCCATCGAGTAGCTGAACCCCTGCGTGTGCGTCGCACTATTAATCCAGTACGACGCATAGACGCAGTAAGCCAGCTCCTTCTTGGCATCCTCAAGAGCGGAACGCATGACCTGATGTGAAACCAGATCGCGCAACTCTCGACACAGGCCCCTATGGAGGTGCCAGGCGTTGACAGAAGCATTCACATACCAGGCTTTCCGTTTCCACGAGATGTCGCCCCGAAAGGTGCCATCTAAGTAGACGTGAATGCCGATATTGACTACTTCGCCGAACGTTCGGTCCTTCCCACAAGGAAATACTGAGTCAAGGTGTTTGAACTGGTTCATAAAAGATCCTACGTATTGGAGGCCCA